CTGGTAATAAGTTTGCAATCATAGGTACAAACAGAATTTTATACGCTTATACAGGCGGTGTATTCTACGACATTCATCCAATTAAAACTACAACTACACTTACAAATGCATTTAGTACAACGAATGGTTCTGCAACAGTTACAATAACATTTAGTACGGACCACGGAATACAAGAAAATGATATTATACTTTTAGACAATTTTACAGCTATTACAAACTCTAATTACTCAGCGTCAGACTTTGATGATAAAAAATTTATGGTAACAAGTGTGCCAACAGCTACCACTTTAACTATCACAATGCCTTCTAATGAGACAGGCTCAGGTGCAACAACATCGGGTGGTATCAGAGTACAGCATTATTATCCAGTTGGACCCGCAGAACAATTACCTGGTTTTGGTTGGGGACTAGCTGCTTATGGTGGAACAGTAACAGGTGAAGCAACCACAACTTTAAATGGTGGTATCAATGCTGTTACAACAACTATTGTATTAACAGATGCATCTTTATTTCCAACTTCAGGTACAAACTTTGTGCAGATAGGTTCAGAAGAAATTTCATACACAGGTATATCAGGTAATACTTTAACAGGTGTTACAAGAGGAGTTAGAAACACGACAGCTGCAACTCACTCAAATGGAGCAACTGTACTTAATAGTTCCGATTATATTGCATGGGGTGAAGCAGCATCAGGTGACTTAGTTGTTGATCCAGGTTTATGGTCTATTGATAATTTTGGAGATAAAGTAATTGCACTAATTCATAATGCACAATGTTTTGAATGGGATTCTAATGCAACGAATGCTGTAACAAATAGAGCAACAATTATATCAGGTGCACCAACAGCATCACGTGATATGTTAGTTTCTACTCCTGATAGACACTTAGTATTTTTTGGAACTGAATTAACTATTGGTGATCCAACAACTCAAGATGAAATGTTTATTAGATTTTCTAACCAGGAAGACATTAACACATATCAACCAACAGCGGTTAACACAGCAGGTACACAAAGACTTGCAGATGGATCTAAAATTGTAGGTGCAGTTAGAGGTAGAGATGCAATTTACGTTTGGACAGATACATCTTTATTTACTATGAGGTTTATTGGTCAACCATTTACATTTGGTTTTCAACAAGTAGGAACCAACTGTGGATTAATTGGACAGAATGCTGCATTAGAAGTTGATGGTGCTGCTTATTGGTTTTCAGAAAATGGTTTCTTTAAATACTCTGGTAATTTAGAAACTATGTTATGTTTAGTAGAAGATTTTGTTTTTGATGATTTAAACACAACAGCTAATCAATTAATTAATGTTGGATTAAATAATTTGTTTGGTGAGATTACTTGGTTCTATTGTACAGAAAGTTCAACTGTAATTAATAGATGTGTGACTTACAATTACATGGACTCAACACCACAAAGACCTGTTTGGACAACAGGAACTCTAAATCGTGGATCATGGCAAGACTCTTCTGTATTTGGTCTACCACATGCAACATATTTTGATGCAGATAATAATGCATCGTTTGATGTAGTAGGTAATACTGAAGGTAGTACAATATACTTTGAACATGAAAAAGGAACTGATGAGGCATTAGCAGATGGTGTAAATGCTATTACATCTAACATTGAATCAGGTGACTTTGATATTACACAACAAAGATCTAGACAAGGTCAACAAACAGGTGTTGCAACATTTCAAGGAGATGGTGAATATCTTATGAAAATTAGAAGATTTGTACCTGACTTTTTATCTCAAACAGGAAATACACAAGTAACCTTACAACTTAGAAACTACCCTAATAGCTCTCAAGCAAGCTCACCACTTGGACCCTTTACAATTACCAGTTCTACTGATAAAGTAGATACACGTGCAAGAGCAAGAGCCATGTCTTTGAAGATAGCTAATACAGCTGCTAATCAAAGCTGGAAGCTTGGTACGTTTAGATTAGACACGCAACCAGACGGAAGAAGATAATGGCAATAGGAAGTAGATTTTCAAGAAGAGCACCTGCAACTTTAGCAGATTTAGCAACACAATATTTAGCACAAGACTTACCAGATATTTCTGGTATTTTTTCATTGCCTCAGGCTACAACACCTATAACACCTATAGTTGAGGAAGAACAAGTTACAACTCCACAAGGACTAACTGCTGAACAACTTGCATTATTATATCCACAACAAAGAGGTGATGGAGATGGACCTAGAGGTGGTGGTAGATTTGGTAATTTAGATATGAGCTCTGCAAAAGATTTTTACGTAGGAGACGAAGTTGTTACTGGATATAAAAATTTAAATACAGGACTATATCAAGACATAGACGGATTAAATATTCAAAATTTAGGTATAAGAGGTTTACCAGGTATAACAGGTATCTTAGATAGCTTTAGAACTTCTGCTCCAAAATATCCTGGTTATTTTGATTATTATAATGCAAGTGATTTATTTAGTAATCCAAAATCATTCTTTAATTTTTATAAACAACCAACTCCTCAAGAAATAGTTCAACAAAGAGGATTAGCAAAACAAAATATGGCTGAAGCTAGAGAAATTACTGAAAGATTAAATAAACAAAAAGTATCACCTCAAGATCAATATAGAGGTGGTGGTGGTAATGGCGGTGGAATAGGGTCTTCAAGAGGTGGAGGAGCTTCTCCAGGATCAGCAGGACCAGGTGGTTCAGATAGTATGGGTAGTTTCTAGTGGCAAAAGTAACAGTAGTATTTACTAGACCCAGTAAAGAATATAAACAACAAGATGCTGATTCTTTAATTAGAGATTTAGACGGATTGATTGAAAAATTAAATTCTACATTTCAACAAGAGCTAAGAGATGAATCGCAAAGATTTACTTGGTATATGAGTAATGGAGATGGAGCATAATGGCTAATAGATATAGAAACGCACAGTTTGATTTAACTACAACAGATGCTACAGATATTTATACTGTACCCTCTGAGTCTAGAGCAATCATACAAAACATACACATGGCAAATATAGGTGCAGGTAACGTTGTAGTTCATGCACACATTTATGATAGTTCTGCAACTAAACAATTTACATTTGCAAAACATACTATTGCTTCAAATGACTCAAAGTCTATGGCTGATGGTACAATTATATTAGAAGAAAACGATGTATTAAGAGTACAAGCTGCTAGCGCTAATGATATAGAAGGCACAGCATCAATATTAGAATTTGACAGAACATAGGAGGAAAAATGCAAGTCATAAAACCAGAGAAAATAATAGAAAAAATAACTAACCTTAAAACAGGCGAGGAGTATAAGGACGATAACGAATGGAAATCAAAAGGAATAGCAGAAGAAGATATCAGAAGAGATATAAAACTTATTATGCCAAGCCTTGATATTTTCGGAAAAACTAAGTAAACTAATAAAACTATGCCAATTTCAAGAATGCAAATGCCCAGACAATTAAGAAGAGGTGGTGGAATTATGAATGTCGTACCTCGACAAGGATACTTTTTAGGTAAAGTAGCTAAAGCTGTAACTGGAGCCGTAAAAGGTGCTGCTAAAGGTATTGGTAGTATTCTTAAATCCGACGTTGGAAAACTTGCTTTATTAACAGCAGGGGGTTTTGGATTAGCTGGTAAAGGACCATTATCTTTTTTAGGAAGTGGCGGTGGTTTTGGATTACCTGAATTTTTAACTTCAGGCAGCAAAGGTATGCAAGCATTAAAAGTAGGTGCAGCAGGAACTTTATTAGGTGGGGTACTAGGTGAAATGACTCCAGAAGAACAAGCAGAGGTTACATCAGGAAGAAACATTGGTGCTTTAAGAATTAAATTAGCAGATGCATATAAAAATCAAAGAACATTTGCAAGTGCTGAAGATGAAGATGCAGCTATAGCTGAACAAGTTGAAAGAGATGTATCTGAATATACATCAGGAGCTGGTGGATATGCAGAAGGTGGTAGAATAGGTTATGCTATGGGAACCGATCAGATCGTGGATCAGGCATCAGGCATCATGGGTCTACCTCAAAGAACTAATAAAGCAGGTGTAAAAGAGC